TTTCCACGGCCGTGCCAACAGGATCTTGGCTTCGTTGTTCGTATAGGCTTGTAGCCATGTTATTCATGGCTTCATATATTTTTTCTCTAGTTTCAATTAGTGCATCGTCGGTATATACCTTTTTCCAGTAAGAGCGCAGAGCTTCTGCATTTTCCCTATCTGTGCTGTTTTTCATGGCGGCAATTATAGCCCCGGCATCCATGACCTCTTTGTATTTATTATATTGATGGTTTGCGTCATCAGGATTAGAATAAATTGCCTGAAATGTTTCTAAGGTAAAAAATGAATCCTCAGCCCGAGAAACCCCAGCTAAAGCGCTCGCCATTTGGCCGTCTATTTCGTCCCTCGTTTGATCATTGGCAATACCGGTGCGTTTTATGCGCTTCTCCAGGTCCTCTATCACCGTAGAAAGTACGGACATGGGTGAGGCCGCCGTCAAGTCGGCAAGGGTGTTCTCCAATTCGGCGTTTTCTTCCGGTATCTCCGCGCGCGCTTCTCCAGGTCGAGCCGCGCCATGCGCTTGCGTAAAGTCAGGATGACCGGCCGTAGGTCGCCTCTGTTGAGCCGCAGGAGTGACGTTGTATGCGTCGTCCCACCTTTTCTCAAGGTTGGCATAGGTCGTTGTCTTCAAATGGGTGTTTGCGGCCAACACCTTGGCCGTAAGCACCAATCGGCCGTCATCATCTTTGAGTTCGGACAGGGAAATTTGTTTGTTGTCAGGATTATTGTCTACTGCGCTGATAAGTCGGAACGCTGTAGGACTGCCAAAATGGTGCGCAAGATACATTTCCCAATTAGATGGGGATCGGTGGAGATAATTGGTCATCTCCGTCGCGAGCTTGGCTGTCCACCAAGCCATCCCGTTTATGGCCTGGTCTTGAGTAAGTGTTTCGCGCTTATCCCAGGCGGGGAAATTTGGCACATTTTGGTGTATCTGGTTCCACGTATCCTTGGTAATTTGATACGGCCCGTAGGCGGTGGATGTGGGCGATTGAGCGTGTAACGGATCGCTATGGCCACCAGTTTCTAACCTAGCAACCGCCGCATAATATTGTGTAGCGTATGTCGGATTGTATTGGCCGTCAGACAGGCTACCAGCCGTCGGCGTAGTACCAGCCGTCGGCGTAGTACCAGCCGTCGGCGTAGTACCAGCCGTCGGCGTAGTACCAGCCGTCGGCCAACCTAGGCTCAAACGGAGCGAATCTGATATGGATTGGATTTGTGATGGAGTTGCAGACTCCGTAACGCGAAGCCACGCTGCGATTAGCATTTGTGTCTTGCTTTTATCGGCCCAAACAACCTTATCCATTGGAGGAAGGTTAGAATTTGCAATTGCTAACTGATGTTGTGCAAACGCATCCTTCCAAGACATAGTCCCATTAACAACCAATTTTACAAGGTTGTCTTGAGTTTTGGTCAGTAAAGCGGTTTGACCTGCAACCCTCACACCGGTTTCAAGTTCATAAACTTTATCCGCCACCCTCCCCTTGGTGTTGTCAGCCAATCCCTGAAAAATTTGCCGCACAACTGGGTCGGGTTCGGCGTCGACAGCATGGTCTAATGGAGCGAACGTCCGGGTAAGATAATTGCCTGCCCACCCTTCCGAACCTGTGCCATCAGGCGTTGCCACCTGGGCCAAATCATCTGGGTTGAGGCCGTCAGCCTCATTAGTCGCCGCGTTTTGCATATCGACTTCAGTTTGCGATAACCAGTGACTAAAAATGGCTACACGGTCATTTTTATATGTTTCGCGCAATTGCCTGTGTAGATCCTGGCCGGCAGCGCCGACATCCCGAAGTGCCGCGCCAAGATAAGCAGGCACTATCGGCGGATCGGCGACGGGCGCTTGTCTGCTTTCCACACCGCCTCGCGGCTCGCGCTGCGATTCATAAAGAGGGATCTTGATAGGCATTATTTGCCCCCTTGCGGCCTAAGACGCCGCCGGCGCTGCCAAAGTCGGCGATGCGCCATCTCCTCGGCAGCCAGACCCTTGGTTGCTTGCGTTTTGGGTCTATCCAGATATGGGTGTATTTCTTTATAGCCACCCAAAATTTCGGCCCCGGCGCCGACAAGGCCGCTCATCCTCGTGCTTCTGGCGGCTTCGTTGTACTTCGCGGCATCCATAGACGACAATTGCGCCCGTGACCGGAGGTTCTGGCCCTGGTTGAAGAAACTGGCGCTGTCAAGCGCGCCTTCGTATCGAATAGTCAGGGCGTCGAGTTCGTTGGCGATTTCGCTTTGCCTGATGATGTCAAGATTGCTGCCCGATCCCAGGGCGGTGCCAGATTGCGCCAGACCGGCCCTCGCCATGCCGTGCCGCATGGCAATCTGCCGCCGCTGCATTTCCTCTTTCCTGGCCGCCTGCTCCCCGGCGGCCCTCATGTTCATATCCGCAATCAGCGCCTCGTTCTCCTGAACCTGGGCGTTATAGCGCGACGCCGCAGCGCGGTTTTGTAGATCCTGCGCGGTCGCGCTGGCTCCCATCAATGTCCCTATTGTCTTCACTGCTGTTGAGGCGATCAGCAGTTGTTTCATCGCTACCGGCGTGAATTGCATGGCACCCTCGCATATAGTTCACAATCCTCGCCGGTCGGCGTGTAGGATTTCATTGTACCCTCGTGCTTGAATCCAAGGAGGCGCGCCCAGCGATGCCCCTGCGTGAAATTACAGAGAACGGCTGTTTCGATGCGGCGGAACTGATGCATCTCCATGGCCCTCAAGACTGCCTTGGTGATATGTATGAAATGAGGACCGGCCTCCTTGGCAATCAGCCCCCAGGCGTAGGCCCGGTTCTCCCACATTTCAAACAGCCCGATGCACGCGATCACCTGATCGCCAGCCAGACCAGTATACGCCGGGCCACCGGAGTACAGGTGTTCGCCATATTGCCTATCGGCCAGAGCCGGTTGCAGCATGGCTTGACTGGGTTGCAAGAGTAGGCGCTCCAGGTGCTCAGGATGAAACGGCTCAATCATCATTGGCGATCAAAGGTCGTCAGTTGCGGCATGATCGAAACCAGCGTCATTGGTAGCGGCTGCGTCTGACGCAACAAAATGACGCCATCGGAATCATAGCCGTTCGGCCACTCGATCATCATGTCGCCGGTAAACAGCGCCGGCGGCGCGTTCATCGCATCCGCGCTTGAGCGGAATTGAAACTCGTCCAGATTGTTCACGTCAGGGCCGGCGAACCCGCCCAGCGTGTTGAGAAAGCGAAACACGACCTTGCTGATGCGCTTCATCTTGCCCTGGCTGGTGCCGTCCTCCGCGCCAGCCTCGATGCGGTTGGTCTGAAATGTAGCCGGACAGGCCAAGCCGATCTGCGCAATCGTGTCTGTGCTGTGGGTGAGTGCCAGTGTGATCTGGCCGTTCTCAACGGTGCGGTCAGGATGGGCCGCACCCTTCAGAAGAACCTGGACCGTCTGGCCATTGAGGTGCGACAGGCCAGTGACGGTGGCGGTGCCGGCCAGGACACTTTTGGTGATGCCGGCGTCCACATAGAAACAGTCCTCCTGTGAATCGCCGAACCAGTATTCACGCTCCAGCCATTCGATGTAGCGTTTGGTCTGGCCGTTAATCGTGCGCTTGACGATCAGCCAAAGATCGTCGCGATCCTTGTAGGGTGACGGTATGACGACGACGCTCTCGACCACGGTCTGGCCGCCCGAGAATGAGCCGCCGAGAATGTGCCGGTGCCAGGCCAAAACTTCGCTCTCTTTGTTGAACGTGAAGCCCAGCAGGGTTCCATCGCCCCGAACGGCCCACGCCGCGACATAGGGCTCCCTGTGCCACGCGAGCTGCTGAATGCCGCCCAGCGTTATGTGATCCGCGAGTATCGTCTGGTCGGCCGTGACATAGCCGTTTTTTTGGATGTCGTAGTAGAGGTCTTTAAGTTTTCGACCGGATCGCTGAACAAACAGCACCGAGAAGTTCACCCTCACGGGCTTGCAGGATCTCGACCCCTCGGATGTCTGCTGCTCGACCTTGACGTTATCGGGCGCGAACGCTTCGCTGCTGGAGTTCTCGGCGCAGGCAAATTCCGCGCCGGCGGTGCCGATGAGCAGCGACTGGGATGACATGAGCCACTCGATGCGGTTCGTCTGTTCGGACGTCATGGTCAACTGGATCGCCCGATCCGCAACCACGTTGCCGGACGTGTCGGTTTTCGCGAAATTCTCGAAATCGTCGGACACGCTGAAATACAGCCTTTGGCCCTTGGCCAGGGCAAGGCGCTCGCGGAAAAAGGTAACCTTTGATGGATAGCCCTCGACCGCTGAAAACGAGGCGTTCGCCCAGCGGTACGTGGCGGCACCAGAACCCACAACGCCCAGCGGCAGTGGGAAGTCGCCGGTCACCGTCGCTGTGACCTGCGTCGCGGTGGTAAGGGCGGTGATGGTCACATAGCCAGTGCCGATGTCCACGAACGTCCAGTCCAAACCTTCGCGCTCGACAACCGTGCCTTCCTTGGCATTGCCGTCGCCATCGGCCTGCGTGCCAAAGGTATGCGTAGGCGCGTCACCACCAGTGCGCCACACCTTGCCGGCGGACGGTGTCCCGTTCGTCGCGCATTGATAGGTAATGCCGTTGTAGCGGCGATAGACCTGGTGCGGGTTGGTTTTGAATTCCTGGCCTGCGGCCCACGGCTTGATAAGCGACAGGTCTTGCGGCTCCATGTAAAAGATCGAGCCCACCATGTCCGCCGAGAACAGCGACTGGGAAGCCGTCAACGTGACAGAGCCACTCGTCGCGCTGGCGTAGACCGTGATGTTCTTGTCCGTGTTCAGATCCTTGAATGGCCCGTTCTTGAACGCGACCTGGGTAAGTACCCATTTGGTCGCGCCATAGCGTTCTAGCTTGTAGGTCGGGTAGCTCTTGTGAGCGATGTAAATCACATCGCCGGTCTGCACCATATCGAGCACGAACGTGCCGTCGGTCGCGTCGGTGAGGTCGGCCACGAGGTATGGTGTCGGGATCTCGTAGATGTTGCTGGTCAGCGCATACCAGTAGGTGGCGTTGGGCGGCACGAAGCCACTGTGCGTGGCGATGCAGTAATAGTTGACGTTCGAGAGTGCCACCAGATCGCCGATGGCGTAGTACTTGGCGCCCGTGTGCGTTCCTGATTGCCCACCGCTGGTGTTGATCGCACTGCCATTGGCGGTCGCGGCTAGCTGGAAGGTGTTGGTCGTGGAGCTGACCACATAATAGGCCGTGCCTGCCGTCAGGCCGGTCGGCAGCGCACCGGTGGTGGTGAGCACAACTCGGTCGCCATTCGCCAAGCCATGACTATTCCAGGTTACGACGCCGGGCGACGCAATGGTCAGCGTGACGGTCGCGGCCGTTCTATAGGCGGCGACATTGCTGGTAGTAAGCTGCGCTTGGTTTGTAAAAAACCGGAGGTAGCGGTCACCGAATTCCAGAACGTAACTCTCGCTGACGTTGAACTCAAATGTCGCCAGCCATGTGCGATTGGCCGAGTTCTTGATCTCGGCGACATACCTGGTGCCGGCGCGCCGCACAGCCGGCCCACCGACGGTTGGGATGAAGTTCTCGCAGACCTGTCCGCCCTGGTCGTATATATTTTGGTCAACGCGGCCGGCCAGCAGAGGCGAAAGTTCGCCTGCGTTAAACGCCGCGCGGATCGGTGATGCCCGCGCCATGGATCATAATCTCGAAAAAATCCAAGCGTCGTCTGGTATGGAGGCCGGGAGCCGCTCGACTGCTGATGCCCGCCTTGCCACCACGATGGCGTTCTTGTACTCCTCCCAGGCAAATTCGCGCTTGGTGCTTGATTGAGTGAGATCTTCGCAGAGTTCCACCGCCAGACGACAGGCAAGAACCTCACGGAAAAGCGCATCCCACTTTTGCGGATCGGCTATCGACGCGCCGTATCGTATTGACAGCGGCGACGACAAATTGGTGAGGACCATGTTGTCCTCGACAACGTAGTCAACATCCTCGGAGTTGCGATAATCCGCCAGATCGGCAGGGGGGTAATCCTCGCCCACCATGTCTAGTCGCAAAAAGTCCGTAGGCAGAGCATAGGCATGTTCAAAACCGTAGAGCGGTGCGTCGGCGAGAGCTGCCACTTGGACGCGCTTGATAGCGAACGACCAGCGGTTCTGCCGAAGCTCGGCGTCGCGCAAATCGTCAAAGCATGAATTGACCGCGCGGGCCTGCTTGCTGTCGTCCAGCAACGAGGTGATGCGCGCGGCCCCCAGCTTGGTAAGGGCTCGGTTGGCAACGTCTATGACAGAAGCCATGGAGAGACTCTAGGACCAGACCTTACCGTTACTGTGGATAAAGATCAGCAGCTTTTCCACCGCGACGACAAGATCCATCTTCGATGGGACATTGGCGTTCGTGTTGATGACGAGTTCGATATCGCGGGAGGTCGTCGACGACTGCGAAACGACGTTGCCAGCCGCGCCAGCTCCTGCGTTCACCCCGAAAAAATAGGCCATGGTTTCGCTCCTCTGAGTTGAAGGGAGGGCGGGTTGCCCCGCCCCCCCCAGGTTCGTTAGTTAGGCATCGTGTAGTACAGATCGACCACCAGTGTCCCAGAGGATGGGAGATTGGCGGCCGCAATGGTTCCGATCACGTTTTCCTCCGCAGACAGTGGCGACGTTGCCGAGACAGCGGTCATCACGCCAAAGAACGTCGGCGTGTTCGTTGCGGTAAACGCGGCGGCGGCGCGGTATTTTTCGGCAGTGCCGGAAATACCAATCGCAAGCGTAGAAGAGCCAAGCGACGTTCCTGTGTTCAGGACACCGAAGGCGAATGTCGCACCTGTTGGCAGAACGCCAAACAGGAGGGTATCACTGGTGGTCTGGGCCGCCAGGGTAATCGTGGCTCGTAAACGCTTGGTGCGAGCGCCGTAGACTGAAGCCGAAGGTCTATAGCCTGCGGCAACAGCCGACGCCTGTGTGGTGCCGGTTGTGGTGCCGGCCAGTTCGTTCGACAGATATTGTGCCATTGGTTTCCCTCCTTAGACGCAAGTAATGAAACCGCAGCGCTTTTCTTCCAGGCGTGCGCCACCGAAGGTGCCGGTGACGTACACCTGGTAGGAATTCCGCTTGTCCGACCTGCGATCAACGGAGGTCTGCACGTCATTCCACATTCCAAGGGCCATTCCGCTCTTTGCCCAGAACGGAACCATCCACTGGGAACCGGTAGTATAGCCGGTTACGCTGGAGTTGATGGCGGTGTTGAAGTTAGCGCCACCTGGGATACGCTCGGAAATAATGAAGTTGAAGCCCATGAAGCTGGAGATCTTGCCGTTCACGAGCACCGGAGTGGTGTTGTAATCGAGCGAGATCGCCTGGGCTTCATTGAGAAGATCATCATGCTGGCGAGCCGTCATGACGCAGAACAACTGGTCGTTGTCTACATCAACCTCGGCTGCCAACAGGATTTTCTTCGCCGCGCGCAGTTTGGCGATGTTGAGGCCGGTGTTACTGGCCGCTCCGGTTGCGACGGCAACGGCCTGGCTGCCGCCATTGAAGGCGGACAGCAAGCCCGTGGCCGCAGTGCCATTTTCACCGGTATTGTTGCTGTTGAAGAAACCAGAGATGATCTCGTCATCCATGGCCCGCCCCATTGCCCAAGCGCCGGCCATGGCATACGGGCCGGCAGGATCGATGAGCATCCGCAGCTTGTCCTGGTCATCGATGAGATCGGCCCAATCGTAGTCGTTGGGGTAGATCCATCGTTTGTCCTGGGGCGTAGAGATGAGTGGCGTGTCCGAATGACGGGACTGGTTGCGCACCGGAGATACAGAGCCGAACTGCTCGGCCATGCTCGCAGCCTTGCCGGTGAATGAGTAATTCGCGCAGCAACTGCGAAGGCGAGAGCCCTGCTGCTGGAGAAGCATAGCGACGTTCGTAGCGTAATGCTGAACGAACGCTGTGGTGACATTGAACGACATGGTTAAACCCTCCTAGGTTTAAGGTGAGTAATTTCGATGGAGGGCTTGTCCGCATTGCGCGGGGCCAGTCTGCTTTCTTTCAAGCCGCCACCCGGCCCCAACGTGGGGGTTGTCGGGATCTGGACATCTACCCATTCAAGATACAGCGCGGCCGCTTGTATGATATCGGTCGGCGCCAATGTTGGGCGAGATGCCAATTTCAAACATTCTAATCTGATTAGACGATTTTGCACGCGGTTTTTTTCTAACACGGCAATGCCTATTCAGCCGTAGGATTGGCTAGGGCCATCAAACGGGCCATTTCGTTAAAGTGATCAGCGCTGCCCTTCAGATATTTTGAGGACCAGTCTGTATCTTTTAACAGATCACGAACCCGCGACTTGGCGGCTTCTGGCGTCATTCCGAACGAATTGGTCGCCCGCCCACCCTCGAAATCGTGCTCGATCAGCCCACGGCCAATGCGGCTCAAGAGCTGCATGAGTGCCTTGGTGCCGATGGCGCTTTCCATCTTGGCCAGGACATCGCGGGACAGGCCAAATTCCCTGGCGGCTCGTGTGCCAAGCTCGACGTTTTCGGCCCATGCCTGGCCCCATTCGCCCTTGAGTTCGGTGATGTCGGCATCGGAGCGTTGCGCCATCGTGGTCTTATATTGCTCGGTCGCGGCGCTTTGGACGCTGTTCCACCATTCAGCGAGCGCCGTGCCCTGTTTGCCGGTCAGCCCCAGCTCGTGGAATTTCGACGCAGCCTGCTTGGAGAAGTCGCCGTCCTGCCCATCCGGCACCGGCAACTTGTAGCCGTCGGCCGTCTTGGGGCGGCCCAGAGCTTCGTAAACACGGTTCCAGCCATCGGTGTCGGCTTCGCCCTTGGGCATCACCAGCTTGTCCTGACCGACCAGCTTCTCAAGATTGCGGTAGCCGACTGCAAGATCGGCCGGCTCTTTCCAGCCCTTTTTTTGCAGATAGCCCCGCAGATCCGCATCCTGAATCTGGTCGTACCACGCGCCTGTTGCGGTGGCGGCCTGGTTGCTGACGGCGCCATTATCAGCAGGAGCAACCGCCTCCGCTGCTGGACCTGCGTTTCCGGCGGCGGCGGGTGCGCTGGCCGGGTTGCCGGCCAAAAGGGCCGACCCGTGTCCTGCTTCGGACATGCTCATTTACCTTTCTGTCTGGTCATCATACGAGCCCTCATGGAGCCCAAACACCTGCTTATCGTTGACATACAAATGGGCCTGGATACGGTTCCAGACCTCGCGACGGCCTTCTGCCATCGCCATCGCCAGCGGGTCAATCGTCTTGCTGATCGGCGAAACCATCGCCGTCGAACTCGTTGCCCTGCAAAACTTTCTGAGGTCGTCAAACACCGCCTTGGCCTCCGGTCCAAGGTTGCCGTCGCCATCCAGAAACACCCGCTTGTAGGCGAGTTTCTTGCGCATGATTTTCTCGATGAGACGGTTAATCATGGCGATGCATTACGCTCAACCGGTGGCCTGAACAGGGCGGTCCATGGACGAGGCCCCGGC